CGCCTGAACGGCTTCAATGCCATGCGTTCGCCGGATTTCGTGTCCGCGTGCGTGTCGGATCGCGTGCGGCGACCACTTTGGAACACTAACGCCGGCCCGTTCGGCCTTTTCGATTCCGCGGACGATCGCCCTGCGATAGCTAGCCGGCGAATAGACTTTTCCGACGTTGCCCCTTGCCATTGGATCGCGTGACGGGTCGAACAATGGACCGCCGCCAAGATACGGACGCAAAACGCGTTGGCATTTTGGCCCGATTGGAATGATTAGTTCCGTCCCCAAATGTTCGGATTTGTGTCGCGGTCGCCACAACATCAAATCGTCGTTTTGCGGGTCGACTTCGAATTGGTCCGCGGTCGCGGTCACGACCGATCCGGATCGGGCGGCCGTATGCCATTGGAAACGGATCATGTCGGCCACGACTTCGGGAACGAACGGCAACGTTGCGCTGACGTCGTCCCAGGCGACCGGCTGACGTCGTTCGGGTTCGTTGGCCGTTGTTCGGCCGCGTTTCAATCCGTCGACCGTCTGAAGCCGCTGCAACACGTCCACGTCGACGAATTCTTCGGACACGGCCCAACGAAACATCGCTTTGATTTTCAAAACGCGATAGTTGATCGTCGTACGCGAAAGGCCGATTTCGATCATCGTTTCGCGGACCGACTTCAAGTCGCGCGGGCGAAAATTGCTGGCGTCCATTTTTCCGAATCGGGATTGCAATTCGCGAACGCTGTCGATTATGTTCGCCGTTGTGCCGCGTTTGGCGTCGCCATAGTACACGCTGCAAAATATCAAATAACGTTCGATCAAATCATCGATTCGGACGTTTTCCGTTGGGGATTGGCTCGAAATCATAAAAAAACCGCGTGTCAAAAAACACGCGGCAAAGTCGGGCTGACAGGATTTGAACCTGCGACCTCCACCACCCCAAGGTGGCGCGCGTGTTTTGGATTTTGGGAAATGCTGGCAAACCGAAAAACGGCCGCCAACGTAAATTTACGAACAAAAAAAACCGGACACGACCAAACGTGTCACACGGTCGCGGAAAAATTGCCGTTTCGGTTATTTCTTCCGCTTTTTCGGCTTTTGTTCCGCGTTGTAGGCGCCGGCCGCGTGCCGGTGGTTAATGTGTGCCTGACGAATTGCGTCAATATATTTCGCGACATACGACAAGCCGCGAACGCCAATCGTGTTATTTACCGTTTCCAATTCGTCGATTTCGTCGGCTTCGATGCCTTCGATTATCAATTCGATCCGTTCGGCCTCGCGTGCAATTTCTTTCGCATAGTTGCGAAGCGTTTGCACCGTCTGTCTTTGGACGTTGTGCGCTGGCATTTCCGGTATCCCCTTTTTTGTGTGTGTGCTGACCCGTTGCCGCCTATCAATTTTAGCTATCTTCCCGACTTTAAAATAGTGCGATTTTTCCACTCAAAGCGTTTGACAAAGACACAAACAAACACAACGATGTTTGTAATCCATTCCGAAACGTCGGCGGGCTTTCGCCTGCCTCTGATTCCCGTCGGCGTTTTTTTTGCGACACACACACACACACGGAGGTTTCCGAATGGATCAATCTAGGCGTTTGCGCGTTTTCGTCGCTGGACCGCTATTTTCTGGGGATGTTTGCCAAAACGTCGAACGGTTGGCGAAAGTCGAACGGCATTTGATCGAAATTGGTTTTGCTACGTTTAACCCTGGCACGATGGTCGAATCGCACGATCCGTTGCCGCGGTCCATTTACGAACCGGTTTTTGAAGCATGGTTGGACGCCGCCGATATCGTCTTTCGTGTGCCGGGTTCGTCCGACATGGCGGACCGTTTAACCAATGCCGCGATTTTGAATCAAATCCCGGTTTTTTACGACGTCGACAAATTAAAGCGTTGGTTGGACGAAGGGTGGTTGGAAGCCGCGAGGCCGGCCATTATGGCCGACTACGAAGAGGAAAACGACCCCGAATGGCTTGATAAATTGACGACGGCCGACATTGAAGAAATTGCCGCAAATGACGAAATGTTGCTGGACATGTTGGCTGACGGACCGTACACGAACGCCCAAATGTCGGTCGCATGGGCTGGGATTTGGCGTTTCGTCGTCGACAACGAATTGTCGGCGTTGGAATTGCTGGAAAACGACAATCGGTCCGTTTTCGAGTGTATACGCGACACGTTGCAACGCTGGAAAAACGGCCACGACGAAGCGTTGGAACACACGGCGACGATAAACGCGGCCGTTTCGACGTCCGACAATCGCGAACGCTTGAAAGACGAACGCGGCGTCGTGTACGGGGACGCACGCGAAAACCATCGCGGAATCGCTCAAATGTGGTCGCCACTATTGGCCCCGCACGCCGCCGAAATTGAAGCGTTGAAACCGATTCCCGAATGGACGGTCGCCCTGATGATGACGGCCCTGAAAGTCGCACGCTGTCGGCTTGTTTATCACGGTGACAACTACGACGACGCCGCGAACTATCTTGACTTCGCCCAGGCTTGGCAACGTGAGGAATGAAATGACACAAGTACGCTTTAGCTGGGGCGAGCTACGAGATATCGCTGCGATCCTCGAAACCCTGGATTGCCAATCTAGTGACGGTACGATTAGCCAGTTCGGTGGCGGAACTCTTGAATGGTACACAGGGGACGAGTGTGAAGGGTGGATCGAGTGGGGCGACGACCAATTTTGGTTTGTGCCGGCGAGCAACATCGCCGCTGGAGAACTTGACGACTACCAAACGAAATACTGCTTACAGCAGGAGAAACTTTACGTTGCGCTGCGGCAGGTGCAATTATTCACGACACTACTCGATGACAACTACACAAACTGGGGCTGGCAACATAGCTGGACAACAGAACGCCAGATGGATTTTGACACATTAAAGCGTAGACCAGGATGGGAGTGTGCAAGTATCAGGGATTATGAAATCCACTGGAACACGCATCACAAAGTGTTCTATCGCGTAGCCAGCGCAGACATTGACATTGAGGCACGTCAGCAGGCATTAGACGAACTGACCGAGCAGGCTGAAGATTTGGATTTGGGGTATTAAAGGTCGGTACTTGGGGAAAAGTCCCGACGTATTCTTGCGGAGGGTAATTGATGAACGCAGAAACCAACTACGAAAAGGCGCGTCGGATTGTCGGGCGTGAGGCGGCGAGGCAACGCCGGTTAGTCGCCGAAATGGATTGCAACGGTGTTGGTCGAAAGGATTGGACGGCGGAAGACGTTAAAAAACTCCGGCGGTCGATGCGAAAGCAACAAATAGATTTTTTGGAACGCCTTAAATCACTTTTGAATTCTGGATGCTGCAAATGAAAAAACGACCATGGGACACAAACACGTCGAACGCTGCTGTCGTGGACGTCGACGAAACGACATATTTCGCCGAATACGATGGTTATATGACGGCCCACAAAACCGCCGATTTCCGCGAATCGCCGGCATTGTTTCGGGCGAAGTATATCGACAAAACGATCGTTGAACCTGAACGCCCTGCGTACGCGTTCGGATCGGCGGCCCATTGTTTGATTTTGGAAGGTGAAAAGAAATTCGACGAACGGTTCGTCATTTCGGACGGCCCGAAGAATCCGCGAACCGGCGAATGTTACGGCCGCACGACGAAAGCGTTCGGCGATTGGCTGGACGAAATGCGATCGGCCAACGTTGAACCGATCACGAAAGCCGAGTTCGAACAAATTAAACAAATGCGGGAATCGATCGCGATTCACGTTGACGCGTCCGCACTGTTCGAAAAAGGCGTCGCTGAACAGACGGTTCGTGCAGAACTGGTCGACGTGCCGTGTCAATCGCGGCTGGATTGGTTAACGTCGGTCGATGATTTTCACACGGTCGTCGACCTAAAAACCTGCCAATCGATTCGCAAGTTCGAACGCGATTTTGTGTTTTTTGGGTACGCCCGACAAATGGCGTTTTATGCGGAAATGCTTCGACAATGGACAAACACAAAACCGTCTGTATATGTCGTCGCCGTTGAAAAGTCGCCCCCTTTCGCTTGCGGCGTCTGGTTTGTGACGCCTTCGACGATCGACACGGCAACCGACGAAATTTTGGCGACGCTGGTCGAATATCGACGCTGCGTCAAATCGAATGTTTGGCCGACACGTTTTGAAACGTTGCGCCAATTTTAATTTTCTTTACTTTTGTGGAATGGAAAAAATGAAGCAAAAAAATCTACCGTTGGACCTGGGCGAGATGGTTACGGTTCGGGAGGCGGAACGGCGACTTGATCGAAATCGCGCGTCGTTCCGAATTCCAATCGCGACCGGCGACATTAAAGCGTTCGACCCGAAAACGGGCGAACCAACAACGCGTTGCAGCATTGAAACGCTTATATGTTGGGACGACGCCCGGAGTTGGTCGTCGGTCACGAAACGGGTAACGAAAAACAAAACGGCGGAAACCGTGAAATCGGCCCCGGCGAAAAAGCCGACGGCGGAACGTGTGAAAATTGTCGCCCATTTGCCCAACGGCGACGACGTTCGATTCGAAATTTCGTTGACGGCGTTTTCCAAAGTATTGGCGGCAACGATCGGAGGTGCGGCATGTTGAACGTATTGAGTGGACGACAAAACAAATGTCGTCGAATGATGGTCGTCGGTGTTCCAGGTGTTGGTAAATCGACGTTGGCGGCACAATCGCCGAAGCCGGTTTTTATTCCGACCGAAGACGGAATCGACGATTTGGACGTTCCGCATTTCCCCAAACCGAATTCGTTCGACGAAGTGTTGGACGACCTCGGACAATTGGGCGAACACGAACACGAATTTCGAACGATCGTCGTTGACACGGTCGATTGGTTGGAACGCCTGATCCACGACAAGATTTGCAGCGAACAACGCGTCGAATCGATCGAAAAGGCGTCGGGCGAATACGGGAAAGGGTACGTTTTGGCGGCCCGGCTTTTCGACCAATTCCTGAACGCGTGCGATTGGCTTCGCGAAAATCGAAAAATGCACGTCATTTTATTGGCCCACGCTCGCGCGGAACGGTTCGCCGATCCTGAACATTCAGACTACGACCGTTACGCCCCCAAACTTCACAAAATCATTTCGGCCCGTTGTGTCGAATGGTGCGACGAAGTGTTTTTCGCGAACTTCAAAACGTTCACGAAAGAAACGACCGGGTCGTTCGGCAAAACGACCGTGAAAGCCGTCGGCGGTGGCGAACGCATTTTGCGAACGACGGCGAAGCCGACATGTATCGCGAAAAATCGTTTGGCGTTGCCTGACGAATTGCCGTTGTCGTGGGAACCACTGGCGAATTTTTACAACTAAACCAAAAAGGATTTGAAACCATGCAATTGACAGGATTTGACGCTCGCGCACACGAACCAATTCGTTCCTTCGATCCGTTGCCAAATGGCGACTATACGGCGGCAATCACAAACACGGCTGAAAAGTCGACGCGTTCGGGCGACGGTAGTTATCTGGAACTGACGTTCCAAATTTTGGAAGGTGATTTCGCCGGGCGGAACATTTGGGAACGGTTGAACCTTAAAAACCCAAACATAAACGCCGTCGAAATTGCCCAAAAACGTTTGGGAATGATTTGTCGTGCTGTTGGTGTTTACACGCCGAACGATTCGTCGGAACTCCAAAACATCCCGTTGACGATTGCCGTCGTAAATAAAAAACGGGCGGACAATGGCGAAATGCGAAACGAAATCAAATCGTTTTCCGCGAAGTCGACGGCCGCACCAATGCCGGCCGCGTCTGGCGATTCGGCAAGCGTTCCACCGTGGAAGCGTTAAAGACACAAACAACCGCAAACGGACGGGTCGACAAATGGATTTGGTCGAACGATACGAACGATGGATCAACAATCGCGCGGCCCGTTTGTCGCGGATGTTTGGCGTCGACATGGACGACGCACGCCAAGAATTGACGCTGAATTTAATTCGGTTCGAGTCGCAAAAAACGGCTTGGCTCGAAACATCCAAAACGTTTTCGGCGAAGGGTTTGGCCCTTTATATGGGCGACCCCGCCACCACCGACGATTTTCCGGACGTGTTGGCAATCGTCGAAAACGTTTTTTCAAAACTCGAAAACGACACGCAAGTCGAAACGTTTCGCATGTTGCTCGACGGCCGATCGCCCGAAGAAATTTGTGAAACATTGGACGTTGGCCCGCGAACGTTTCGACGCATGTCGCTCCTAATTCGTGACATTATCGGGATGGAAGAATGACACAAACAACAATTTCGCCGCGGTGGTATCAAACCGAAGCGATCGAAGCCGTTTGGGATTACGTCCGACGTTCGGACGGGAACCCATGCGTCGAACTGCCAACCGGTGCGGGAAAATCGATCGTTATCGCGCGGCTTATGCTGGACACGGTCGCATGGAACGGCCGCGTCGTTTTGCTAGCGCACAGAAAAGAATTACTTGAACAAACTGCCGAAAAAATCCGGTCGCTACAACCGACGATCGACGTCGGCGTGTATTCGGCCGGCTTAAAACGCCGCGACACGGAACACGACGTTTTGGTCGCCGGTATTCAATCCGTCTACAACCGGGCGGACGAAATCGGAAGTCGCGACGTGATAATCGTCGACGAAGCGCATTTGATCCCGACCGAAGGCGACGGGATGTTTCGGCGTTTTATTGCCGACGCCCAAATCGTCAACCCAAACGTTCGCGTGATTGGTTTAACGGCGACGCCGTATCGCCTAAAAGACGGAATGGTTTGCGGCGACGAAAACATTTTGAACGAAATTTGCTATTCGGTTGGCGTCAAACAATTGATTGCCCAAGGGTATCTTTGCGAATTGACGTCGAAAGCGACGGCGGCGAAATGCGTTTCTGACGGCGTTTCGGTACGCGGCGGCGAATTTGTCGCGTCGGAACTTCAATCGCGTTTGACGGGCGACGAGGGATTAGTACGGGCAACGTGCGACGAAATCATCGCACGCACCGCTGACCGAAATTCGGTTTTGGTTTTTACGTCCGGCGTTGAACATGGCCGCATGGTCGAAGCGAATTTGTCGGCCAAATGCGATTCGGTCGAATACTTGGACGGCAACACGGACGCGGATA